CGATAAGTAGTAACCCAACTGTGCTTATTATTATCTCTCTGATATTCATTACGATCTCCTTTATGTATGAAAAGCAGGGAAGCTAATCCCTGCTTTGAAGGTGGGGCTTACGCCGCCACCCGCTTTCTGAGTGCTGCGAACTTAGAAGATTTCAGCTTTGGTGCTGATGATTTAGGTTTATTATATTCCCAAATCTCTCCTTCGTTGACTTCCTGATAAACCCAAAGGTCAGCTATGTGTCTTTCCTCAAGGTGCGTTAGTTCTACCTCCATCCTTTCAATCATATTGAAGAGTTTTAATTGAGGTGCGTCTCTTCCTTCCAATTCGTTTGTTTCATAATCAGTCATGGCATCTGCCATTTGTTTCTTCTTGTACTGAAGTGAATTGTAACTTGTATAACAAGCATCTCTTGAGATGTTCTTATGTAGATAATCCAAATTATCGCCAGTGTGATACAGGATAACTTCTTTCTTTAGCTCTGCGAGTGTTTTTGTAGTCTTTGTCATATCTAGTTTCTCCATGTTTCGAGGAGACAACCTCCTCGATGGAAACTACAGCGCACGGAGACAAAACGGCAAAGCCGCTTGCAGTTAGCAATAGCTTTCCGCGCCCGCCAGAATCACAAGGGAAAGGAGCCTAGCCAACAACCACCCACCTCAACGCTAAGAAAGGAAAGTTGTTGCGAACTGTTTTGTCCCGTGTGATGAAGGAGACAGCGAGGTGGTGGCTCTTCGTACAAGGAGAAACGCAGATAGGCCAAAGCCAGACAAGCACGAGAAGAGATACAGGAAGAAGTTAGACTGTATTACTCTAGCACTTGTAGTATGTTTTGTGCATTGACACAGGTCATGTAAAGGGTGCTATCTGTGGGGGAGACAGGGAGAGGGGGCTTGTTAGGAAACACAAATGAGCAGCACAGCAATACAGAAGTTAACAGAGAAACAGATAGCTTTGGTGGATATAATGGTAGCAGAGGGACTCAAGCCTGCACAGGCAGCAGAGAAGGCTGGGTATTCTGCTGGCAAGAGTGGATATGTAAGTGCATACCGTAGTTTGAAAACGCCTCATGTGCAGGCTTATCTATTGCAGAGGATGAATGAAGAGTTTGGACTGTCAGCTATAGCAGCAGTTAATACTGTACGGAGACTAGCAACAGGCGCTAAGTCTGAGTATGTTCAGCTGGAAGCGAGCAAAGATTTATTAGACAGGGCTGGGTACAAGCCAATAGACAGAGCGCAAGTACAAATAGCTGGTGACATCAAGGTAAGTATTGATCTATCCTAGATGAATTGTCTTGGCTTGTACTGGCACAGAGGGGTAGGGGTTAAAAAACTAGCAGTTAGTATTGGCTAGTGGTCCCTCACTCTAGCGATAAGTCAAAAAGGCTCTGAAAAATATTTTACGTTAGAAAGGTACGAATATGAAATCACCTGCTTGGACTAGGAAGGCTGGTAAGAATCCCAAGGGTGGATTGAACGCCAAGGGTCGTGCTTCTTATAAGGGTGGTACGTTGAAGGCTCCCGTTAAGAGTGGAGATAATCCTAGACGCGCATCCTTCTTAGCGCGTATGGGTAATATGAAGGGTCCAGAGCGTGACGAGAAGGGGAAGCCTACGCGGTTACTTCTTAGTTTGAAGGCTTGGGGTGCAAGTAGTAAGGCTGATGCTAAGAGTAAGGCATCAGCGATTAGCAAAAGGAATAAGGGAAATGCCAAAGGGTAAAGGTACATACGGAACTAAGGTTGGGCGTCCACCGAAGAAGCCGTCTGGAAAGAAGAAGTATAGATAATGGCTTGGCACATTAAGAACACTGGTGAGCTTTGGGCTGGCCCTACTCACGAACTTATTGGGCGTACATTTACTGGGGCCACCAGAACATCGGAATCCATGCCGCTAATCTGGCAAGAAAAGAAGATTAACCCTATTTCTTCTAAGCCCAAGCAGCCTAGAAAGAAGCAACCTCCCAAGCCCAAGGGCGCAAGTGCGTGGGACTGATATGAGTTTTATTAATACACTTTCTCAGCCAGAGCGAGATACTCTAAGAAGGGTTGTTCGCTTGGTTCATATGAAGCATTACCCCAAGGATTTTGTTAATGAGTACGAGATTGATAAGGTCATTGAGTCTATTGGCCCAGAGATTGCCGAAAGAATGATAATGGCGGGGGTTAACCACGGAGTTGTAAACAAATGATTTATGTAGCTGTTCTCATGGCGTGTCTTTCTCCCATTGCTAATACCTGTCAAATACAAGCCAAGAAGGTTGGGTATGCTGATAAGGCTGACTGCGAAGCGCAGGTTGATATAGTTTTAGACTTGCTAGAGAGAGAGCAAATTATTGGCGCAGCTACCTGCTTGGAAGTGTCATTAGGTGTAGAGGCTTAATTGACTGACTTTAAGTACAAGCCTGACGGCAAAACTGTTAAAGCCTTTATGAAAGACGATACATTTTTTCGTGGCTTGAGGGGGCCAGTTGGCTCTGGCAAGTCTGTTTCGTGCTGCATTGAAATATTTAGACGGGCATTAGCTCAAGAGCCTAACAAGAATGGCGTAAGACGTAGCCGTTGGGCAATCATTCGTAACACTAACCCGCAGTTAAAGACCACTACTATCAAGACTTGGCTTGATTGGTTTCCCGAATCAGATTGGGGTCGCTTTACTTGGTCGGTTCCGTACACTCACAACATTAAGAAGGGTGACTTAGAGCTTGAGGTTATCTTCTTAGCTCTTGATAGGCCCGAAGATGTTAAGAAATTGCTGTCACTTGAGCTTACTGGCATCTGGATAAACGAAGCAAGAGAGGTTCCTAAGTCTATTATTGATGCTTGCACCATGCGTGTTGGCCGTTTCCCTTCTATGCGTGATGGTGGAGCTACGTGGACAGGAGTAATTGCAGATACTAACGCCCCAGAGGAAGATCACTGGTGGCCCATTATGTCTGGTGAGGTTCCAGTTCCAGATCATATCCCCAGAGAACAGGCTAGAATGTTAGTGAAGCCCGACAATTGGTCCTTTTATACGCAGCCTTCTGCAATGATAGAGGCCCATGATGAGGACGGTGAGGTTAATGACTACAAGAAAAACAAGGATGCTGAGAACGCTAAGTATATGAGAAAAGACTACTACGATAATCTAATTCGTGGTAAGACTAAGAGTTGGATAGACGTATATGTAATGAATAGACTGGGTTCTATTCAAGATGGTAAGCCAATATATCAAATGTTTGCTAGAGATACCCACGTTGCGAAAGAAGAACTAGCAATTGCCTCTGGATTGCCTGTGTATGTGGGCTTGGACTTTGGATTAACCCCTGCTGCTACAATAGGGCAGAAGGTTCGTGGCAGATGGCTGGTGCAAGCAGAGCTTGTTGCGTTTGATATGGGCATTGTTAGGTTTGCAGAGGTGCTGCGTGAAGAGCTTGCTACCCGTTTCTCTGAATCTTCTGAAGTATTTATATATGGCGATCCCGCTGGTGATTTCCGCGCACAAACTGACGAGTCTACCCCCTTTCATATTCTTAGGGGTGCTGGTCTTAGAGCTTTTCCCGCCCCATCTAACTCTGTTGATCTGCGTCTTGAGTCTGTCTCCTCTCAGTTAACAAAGATGACTGAAGGTAAGCCAGCATTTCTAATTGATCCTCGCTGCCAACAGCTAATTAAAGGGTTTGAGGGCGGCTATCAGTACAGAAGGATGGAAGTTTCTGGCGAAAGATATGCAGATAAGCCTGATAAGAATATGTTTTCCCACGTTCACGATGCTTTACAGTACATGATGCTTGGTGCTGGCGAGGGTAGAGCATTGATGAGTAATCAAAAGGCAGCGCAGCCTACTGTAGCTGGACGTTCCTTTGATGTATTCCAAAGAAAGAAGGCACCACGAAGGCAAGGTTTATGGGCAAGGATGTGAAATTGTGCATTGAAATTTTTCTCTTTCCGTGCCTATCCAGAAAGAAATTCTAGGAGATTCGTATGTGTTTTAAGAAAAAAAAGCCCAAGGCTGATCCTGCAATTGCAAAAGAGCAGAAAAAACAAGAAGCTGCTGCCGCAGAAGCAAGAGAAGTTGAGAAACAAAAAGCTTTAAGGGCGCAAGAAGTAGAACTTGAAAGAGCGCGTAGTGAATCTGAAAGGGTATATAAGGCTGATCAGGAAGCTAAACGACAAGTGGCTGCAAGAAAAGAAGTTGAGGCTAGAGAAGCCAAGGAGCGAGAGGCGGCTGCGTTAGAAGCCAAGCGCCAAGGAGATATTGCAAAAGGTCGCCGTAGTTTCTCAGAGATTCGTCAGGATCGTTTAGCTAAAATGGGCGCAACAAACACCACTGGCACAGCGTCAAGGCGGTCAGGCTCTAAGAGTCGCAGAAGTTTAATTACAGGACTTGGTGGCGGCATCGGTTATTATGATAGGTTTGCTAGTTAATGGATAATTTAGCGCAGAAATATATGAAGCTCTATGAAACAGCTAAGTCAAAGCGTGAAAACTTTGTTCCCTTGTTCGATGAGTGTTATGAGTATGCGCTACCACAGCGCGAATCCTTTTATTACGAAACCATTGGTCAACGCAGAGATGACAAAATCTTTGATGAGACTGCTGTTGTAGGGGTGCAAGAGTTTGCATCCCGCTTACAGTCTGGTTTAGTTCCTAACTTTGCTAGGTGGGCTGACCTTACTGCTGGATCGGAAATACCAAAAGAAAATAGGGACGCAGTAAACAATGATCTTGATAATGTAACTGATTACGTCTTTGAGGTTATTCAGAACTCAAACTTTTCACAAGAAGTGCATGAGTCATTTATGGATTTGGCCGTTGGAACTGGCATCTTAGCTTGTGAAGAAGGTGATGCCCTTAATCCAATCGTGTTCTCCGCTATTCCTTTACCTCATGTGGTTCTTGATACTGGCCCTGATGACAAGATTGACCATGTGTTTCGTGAACGTAAGAATATTAAGTTTGGTCAAATAAAAATACTATATCCTAAAGCTCAATTTGCTGATGACTTACAAAATCAAGTTGATAACTCTCCTGAGAAAACGACTACTATCCTAGAAATTGTTTGTCGTGATTACAGTAAGTTAAACGAGGAAGCTTATTTAAGCTATGCAATTTGCATGACAACTAAATGCGTTGTGTATCAAAAAGATATGAAGGGTGTAGGCTCCAATCCTTTTATATGTTTCAGATGGTCTAAGTGCGCTGGCGAAGTCTATGGCAGGGGGCCATTGATTAATGCTTTGTCAGCAATTAAAACCACAAACTTAACAATTGAACTTATATTAGAAAATGCACAGATGGCTATCTCTGGTGTGTATCAAATAGAAGATGACGGGGTAATAAACCCTGATACAATTAATCTCGTTCCCGGGTCTATCATTCCTAAAGCAATGGGTTCTGCTGGCTTGCAGCCAATTCAAGCTGCGGGTAACTTTGATGTAGCACAGCTTATTTTGTCTGATATGCGACTGAATATTAAACGCGCACTTTACAATGATATGCTAGGCAATCCAGATAAAACCCCTGCTTCTGCTACTGAAGTAGCGGAGCGTATGGCAGATTTATCTAGGCGTGTTGGTTCTGCATTTGGCAGATTGCAAGCAGAGCTAGTGCAGCCCGTTCTTCAACGGGTGATTTATATCCTAAAGAAGCAAGGGCGTATTGATTTGCCTACTGTTAACGGGCGTGAAGTTAAGGTTAAGTCTGTTTCTCCGTTGGCACAGGCGCAAGCAAACCAAGATATAACCTCCGTTTCTAGGTTCTTAGAGCTTGCGAATACAGCCTTTGGACCTGACATGACGCAAGTTCTTATTAACTCTGAGGAAACCGCAGCTTACTTAGCTAAAAAGTTTGGTGTACCAGACATCTTGATTCGAGATGAATCTGAACGTAAAGAGATAGTTGCAATGATGCAGCAAATGGCACAGCAGCAACAAGCTGCCCCACCACCGCAAGAAGCTGCACCACAACAGTTGGAGTAGTGCTTGGAAAAAGCAAAGATTAATGTAGGCGTAGATGGTATTCAACGCGCACAAAGACACGACAGAGAGATTAGTCTCAATGTCGCTGAAGTATTTACATCACCAACAGGTAAAGCTGTTTTAAAATACTTGCGGTCTATCACTATAGAAATGGTGAATGGGCCAAATGTTTCTACAGAAGAACTAAGACATCTGGAAGGGCAGCGATATATCGTTGGCCTCATTGAGTCACGTATCAATCATTCCCATAAGGTAAAAAATAATGTCTGAAGAGAAAACGCTTATTCAAACCGAAGAGCCACAGGTTGAAGCAGAAGCTACAGAAACAGAAGTTACGGAAACATCTACAGAATCCGAAGAACTTCTTGCTGGTAAGTATAAAACTGCTGAAGATTTAGAGAGCGCCTACAAAAGTCTTGAGTCAAAGATTGGCGAAAAAGAAGATTCGATACGAGAAAAGCTTAAAGAAGAAATGAGCCAGCCAAAAGAGGGTGTACCTCAAAGCTCTGGCGAATATGAGTTGCCTGATTTTATTGATGAAGAGGAAGCAATAAACAGCGAGGCGCTAAAAGGTTGGGCTGATTACTGCCATGAACAAGGATACAACCACGAAGAGTTTCAAAAAGGTCTTGAGTTATATATGAACGCAATGCCAGAAGAGCCAAACTTAGAGGCTGAAGCTCATAAGTTGGGAGATAACTCAAGCGCACGTATTGAGGCGGCTTCCTTGTGGGCAAACAAATTCTTTCCAGAAGATGCAATGCCAGCCATTGAGCGTATGTGCGAGGGGGCTGACGGGATTATTGCGCTTGAGGCAATCATGTCTGCAATGAAAGACCCTTCAGTAACTAGCGATGCAAACACAGCAAATGCTATTAGCAATGAATCTTTAAGTGAAATGATGCGGGACGAGAGATATTGGAATCCGCGAATTAGAGATGAGAACTTTGTTAAGCAAGTAGACTCTGGATTTAAGAAACTTTATGGATGAAATCAAAATAGTTAAAAGGGGTAAGTATTATCTTACTCCCTTTCTCGAAGAGCATATTGATGAACTGTGCGATTCGCTTTCTTCTGAGAGTAGATTTGAGCTTAGATGTTTAGGCTATGAAGGCGTAAGAGAGGCGCTTAACGAGATAATACATGAGTCAGAGTCTTACGTTGCTAAAACAAAAAATGGACCTATCATATGTATTAGTGGGTTAATCTTTGATAAGAGTAGCGATTGCCCACAAATGTTTGCAATGTTTACTAAGGATGTAAAGAAAAGCTTTCACACAATGGCGCGTGGATCAACGATGTTAATTAATTTCTTTGATCAAACTTATCCAATGTTAAATATGTCTATATTAGATAAATTTTCGTTTATGTTAGATTGGGCCTCATGGCTTGGCTTTGAGCCAGTATCCCACATAGAGTATCAAGGTAATGGATATGTTGAATTTGTGCGTTGCAATCCTATGAAAAAAAATGTTTCAAACAAATCATCAAGGCCCGTAATGCACTGAGAAGCCCGAAAGGATACCTTCGTTGAGGATGTTAAGCGGATACCCAAGATGCAAATATTAATTTAAACAAGGACTGTAAAATGGCTAATACTATTGATGTAGCGTTTATTAAGCAGTTTGAAACCGATGTGCATCTTGCTTATCAGCGCATGGGTTCCAAGCTTCGCAATACAATTCGTACTACAAATACCTCTGCTTCTGTGTCTCGCTTCCAAAAAATCGGAACAGGCGCGGCGTCAACTAAATCACGCAATGGTAACGTAAGCACTATGGAGCTTGCACACACTACTGTTGAAGTGACTATGGCTGACTTCTATGCAGCAGAATACATTGACAAGCTTGATGAGCTAAAGATGAATATCAACGAGCGTCAAGCCGTTGCTGAGTCTGCCGCTTCTGCTCTAGGTCGTAAGACTGATGAGATCATTGTTACTGCAATGGATGCTGGCGCTAACGGTACTGCAATTGCTGATACCGCTGGTGCGCTTGTTAAGGCTGACTTGCTTACACTCTTTGAAACATTCGGAACAGCAGATATTCCAGAGGACGGACAGCGCTATCTTGCAATGTCACCCGCTGGCTTTGCTGATTTGTTTAATATCAATGAGTTTGCATCGTCTGACTATGTTGGACCGCAGCAGCTTCCGTTTGCTGGCGGCATGACAATGAAAGAGTTCTTGGGCTTCAAGATTTTTTCAACGTCTGCTGTAGCTGGCGGTAAGAACTTTGCCTATCATATGAGGGCAATTGGCCTTGGCGTTAACTCTGACGTTAAGACTGAAGTAAACTACGTTCCTGAGAAAGTGGCACACCTTGCAACATCTATGATGTCTATGGGTTCTGTTGTGATCGACAGTAACGGCGTCTACGAAGTTCTTGATAATAACTAAATGATTGGGGGGGAAACCCCCCTTTCTTCCCTGCTTGGAGGATTTATATGCCAGTTATCAGTACATCTGCTAACACACCAGTTGACGTATCAAGTAGGGCGCTCATTTTAATAGGGGCTGACCCTATTACTTCTTTTGATGATGGGAGCAATGAAGCGCTTATTGCAGCTAATATGTATGAAGATGTTGCTAGGGCTTCTTTAGTTAATACACGTTGGCGCTTTGCTACAAATCAGGCGGTACTAAACCGCTTATCTGAAGCTCCAACTGGAAGATACACCGCAGCCTATCAACTGCCATCAGATTCTCTTATGTCCCATGCTGTAACAGTAAATGACTTTAACATTGAGTATCAGTCTTATGGAGACAAAATATACTGTGATACAGACGTATCTTCTCAGGTTATATTAGACTACACCTACAGGGCTAATGAGCAAGATTGGCCTTCTTATTTTGTTATGGCTGTAGAGTATGAACTAGCTTCTATCTTTGCCTCTTCATTAGCTCAAGATGCAGGGCTTGCTCAATTAATGCAGCAACAAGCTGGTATAAATATGATGAGATCAAGGAATTTAGATTCTCAACAGCAAACAAATCGCAAATTATCTACATCAAGGTTTATTGCTGAAAGGCGCAGTTAATGAAGAAGGTAAGGGTTCCAGTAACCAACTTTTCTTACGGGGAAGTTAGCCCTTCTTTGTATTCTCGAACTGATTCGGCAGTCTATGTTGCCTCTGCACAACGCATTGAAAACTTTTTTCTTCGTGGTGAAGGGGGAGTAATAAAACGTGCTGGCTTACGCGCTATTCATAGGCACGATACATTTACAGTTGACCCAGCTAAAACAATGCAGTCTCGTTTACTTCCATTTATATTTTCTGATGACGAAAGATATGTAGTATCCTTAGAGCATCAGAAAGTTAAGGTGTTTTTTATTGACCCATTAGTTGGGAATCTAACGCTCGTAAGCACATTAACTCAGGACATTAATAGCACCACCTTAAAATTCTCTGATTCTTTTTTGCACGAATATACCTTTGCTCAAGCTGGTGACGTAATGTTTATTTGTCACCCTACCTTTATTCCACAACAACTTGTTCGTCAGGGGCTTGGTTCTTTTCAAGTGGAGCCATTTGTTTTTGATGTAAAGTCTGATCTTACAAAAATATATCAACCCTACTACGCGTTTCATCGTCAAGGAACTACGCTTTCAGCATCAGCAACAACAGGTAACGGAGTTACAATAACAACATCTGATCCATACTTTGCTACAAATGGAGATCATGACAATATTGTTTTGCGTTATCATGATTCTGAAATAGAAATTACTTCCGTTCAAAGCACTACTTCTGCAACTGCTAATATTCTTGATGAATTAACTATTCATTTAGGCGCAAATGCGTTTACTTCTACTCAAGGTTTGGCTGACGTTGAAGTTGGGCTTGTTAATCATGGATATAAAATTGGTGATGCTATTACAATTAGCCATGCTGGTACTCTTGGCGGTATCCCCAATGCTCATATAAACGGAAATAGAACTGTTACTGAAATTATAACCGATGACAAATTTATTTTTGGCGCTCAATCTAATGCTAACGCATCTGAGGTTGGGGGTGGTACACCTAAGATTACAAGCAAGGCTGCAACCTCTTCTTGGTCTGAGCAATCTTATTCTGCTCTTAGAGGCTTTCCTTCTGCGGTTACTTTCCACCAAAACCGTTTAGTTTTTGCTGGATCGCTATCTCAACCTGATTCAATCTGGTTTAGTTCTAGTGGTAAATACTACAACTTTGATGTTGGCACGGCGCGAAACGATCAATCAATTCACGTTACTGCTAGTGTCGGTGAGATTAACCAAATTAGACATTTAGTTTCTAACAGGGACTTGCAAGTATTTACAGCTACATCAGAAATGTATGTGCCTAGCTTTGCCAACCAGCCGTTAACTCCGACTAATACTCAAGTTCAGAGGCAAACTCCGTTTGGTTGTGACTTTGTTAGACCGCAAGCTTTAGATGGCGCTACTATGTTTGTTCAAAAGGGCGGCGCTATTGTAAGAGAATATATTTTTACCGATTCAGAAGCGGCTTATATTGCGCCTCCTGTTTCTTTGATTTCTTCTCACTTAATCAAAACTCCTATTGAAATGAATACAATGTATGGAGCAATGAGTAGGTCTGAAAGTTATGTGTTCTTAGTAAACTATGGTGGAACATTATCTGTTTTTAATTCTAATCGCGGTGAGAAACGTGCTGGGTGGACTGAGTTTACAAGTCAAGGTAATTTTGTTTCTACAGTTACAATTGATGATCGTGTGTTTGCTAATGTTCTTTACGACAAGGGCAATGGAAATAAAAAAATTGCGCTTTGTGAGTTTGATGAAACTTATAATTTAGACGTTTCTACTGTGTATAGCGGAACAAATGGTGTGTTTAATACTACTGGCTTTTATTCAGATGGAGCAGTTTTAAGTGTAGTAAATGGCAATAACTACATTGGTGAATTTACTGTAGCAAATAATCAAATAGATGTTTCAGCAATATCGCCAACTCTTTCTCAAGCAGAGATAGGTTTAAAATTTGATGTAACCTTAACTACAAACCCATTAGATGTTGCCACTCAGAATGGACCTATAACTGGGACTAACAGAAGATTAGGTTCGGTTGTCGTTGACTTTAACAACACTTTATCAGCGACAGTTAATGGAAGTAATTTAGTTTTAAGAAATGTAACTGATGATCTTTCCAATCAATTAACACCTTTAACGGGGAAAAAAGAGTTTCGATTAATGGGTTATAGCCGTGATCCTCAAGTTACAATTACTCAAAATGCACCACTTCCATTGCAAGTTAATGGGATAGTAACGGAGTTATCTTTCAAATGATTTTTCAAATCGGCGCTGCCATTATCGGAATGTATGGCGAGAATTATAAAGCCAAGGCTGCTGAAATTGAATCTAAGCAGCGTGCAAAACAAATGCAAATTGATCGCAAGATTAATGAAGCTTCTGCAATGCAGCAGCAAAATGAAAGATTTAATCAGTACGTTGAAGCTAGGGCTACAAACGATGCGCAGTTTTCTTTTCAGCTTGGCGGTGGGGAAAGCACTAGCGTAGATGCGTTTCAGAAAGCTCAAAGGGAAATTGTTGATGAGGATATGCGCGTAAGTCAAAGACAACAAATGTTTGATTCTAGCAGTAGAACTGTTGCTGCTCTTATAGAGCGTGATCGTGGTCGCAATGCAATAGTTGCTGGTAGGATTAATACTGTAACTAGGTTGTTTCAATTGGGCGCACAATTAGAAGAAACAGCCGCTAAAGCTGCAACAGGTGGTGCATAATGCCAATAATTAAACAACAGAAGCAAGCATTTAATCAACCCATTGGGGTTCGTAGCTTTAACTCTGGAGCGCAACAAGTTGGCCAAGCTATAACTAATATGGCTGACACAATGGGCAAAGAGTTTTACAAACGCGCAGCTAAAAAGGCCGAAAAAATTGGATTGGAAAATGCCCAATCCGTTGCTTCTGAGAAATTAAAAATCTTCGATCCAGAAACAGGCAAGCCAGAAGCAATGTCTGATCTTAATGGCATGGGTAGTATTGCCACTGAAGCTTACAATCGAGTAATTGATCGTAGATTTGCTGATGTTGTAGACAAAGACATTCGCTTAAAGAATCAAGAGATAGCTTCTAAGTACCCAAACCCAGCAGAATATGAAAATATGTTTCAAGGGTATTTAGACGGCTTATCTAAAAATGCTAATAACAAATATAAAAATGTTATTGTAGAATCTGGCTCATACTTAATGGCTAATACTAGAGTCACCTTGGCTAATAAAGCTAGGGCGGCAGCTAGGTCTGCTGCGGCTTCAGGAATTATGGATTCACTTGATGAAAAAGATGATCTTGTTCATAGTTTAGCATTGGATAACAATATTTATGGCGCAGCTGTTGTCATAGAAGAAGCCGTCAAAGCTGTAACAGATGGTGAAACTGCTGGGATTCTTAAAAAAGGCTCTACTGAAAAAACAAAAGATGCTCTTGCGATTCAATTATTTAATGGATCAATGCCAAGAATTATGGAAAACGCAACAGCTTCTCAACAAGCACAAATAAATATGTTTATAAGAACGCTTGGAGAATCTGGCACTGAAGGTTTGCCAGAAAGTACAGTAGATTTCCTTGATCAAGCGCAGCCTTATTTAAACATAGACAATAACAATAAGATTTTATCGTCAGCAAAAGGCATTACTAATGATGTAAATGCTTTAAGAAACGCTCAGATTTCAGAGCAAGAAGATATTCTAACAATTGAAGCTAAAAACTTTCTTGCTAACTTTGGTGAAAACTCTGACCAAATGGGTAATTTTGTAGCTCACAAAATGGCTCAAGCCATTCAATCTACAAACGATAAAGAAACTGATTATCAATATGGCATGAGTCAACTAACTGCTACTATGAGATTAGTAGGAAATAATTATGAAACTGAAGCAAACAACATACAATCTCTTTACGACAGTGGACTTATAAGTAAAGAAGATAGAAATATAACAACAAGGAACTTGCGTGAAAAAATGATTACGCCAGTAATTCTTGCTGCCGCTAGTTATGGTAATACTGAATCTCTCTCAGCTGCGCTTGCTAGTCAAGACACATCAAAAATTAGTAAGCTACCTGAGAATCAACAAATAATTGTTGAAGAACTTTTAAGCAGTAATAATAAACTTTACAGCCCTACTGAAGATCGCACATCAATAGGAACTTTAATTGAAAGCACTAGAGATAAACACGCAGAAATTACAGAAAAAAGTGAAAAATTTTTATATCTTACAGACACATTTAATTATGCAACAGCCAGATTTTTAGATAATGGAAATGCTACTTTCCCAAAAATTAATAAATTAATAGAACAAGCGCGAGATGCGTTAAGAGATGATGTTTTAACACAGTCTCAATATGATAGCGCTATACAGCAAATTAATATTTCTGCCATGAAGGGATTAATTAACAGATATTCTGGTGATCTTAGTTCAACTGAAATGAGAGTATTAACAAACTTTTTTAAAACTAATGGTACGAATATTGATGCAGAAAAGTATCCAAGAGTAGCAGAGATTGGCGAAGAGATTCTTCTTTTAACAAGCCAATTAGGAGACAAAGACGCTGAAGCAAAAATACTGTCTAGTCACTCTAATACTATTAGAGAAGAGAAACAAAAAATAGAACAAGAAGAGCAAAAAATAGAGGTCGAACAGAATTTACAGAAACTAATAATTAATGGCGGTGGTGATCCAACAAATTCAGGGCATTTAAAAATGATGAACAAGGCTCTTGAAAATTTGGGTATAAATATTTCTGCAACTAAATCTCCAGAAGCCGCACAACTTATGGCTTCTGTTCCATCTTCGAATCTTATTGATGGCCTTAAGGGTATAGCTGCTGGTTCAGCTATGCCACAGTCTGCTGAAAACCTTCTTTATTATTTTAATATTCTTAGTGATTACCCCGATGGCACTGGTGTTTTTAGAAATCGTCTTTCTCGAAATTTAACTCAA